AACGGCACAAACCCGACAATTCATCAAAGCTACTGGTTCAGAAAATAAAGGAGGAACACCATGGCAAACAAAGAAATCGGTCGCATCGGACAATACCGATACTACGCACCAGGCTCATCAAGTATATTTTTTGAAGAATTCCTGCCGGAGCTTCGAGGCAACAGAGGCGTGCAGGCATATCTTGAAATGTCTGATAACGACGCAACGGTCGGAGCAATCCTCTTTGCAATCGAGATGCTGATGCGTCAATGCGAATTTCACATAGAGCCAGCCGGAGACACAGACAAGGACAAGGAAGCGGCAGAGTTTGTAGAGAGCTGCATGGACGATATGGACCGCACATGGGCAGACACACTCTCCGAAATCCTATCGTTTCTGACCTACGGCTGGTCTTACCATGAAATCGTTTATAAGCGCAGATTAGGAAAGACAAACAACCCCGTCACAAACAGTAAATACTCGGACGGCTTAATCGGATGGCGCAAGCTCCCAATCCGAAGCCAAGACACACTCTACGGCTGGCTTTACAAAGACGACACGGATGAGCTTATAGCCATGGATCAGACACCACCACCCTACTACGAGCACTGCATCATACCCGTGGAAAAGGCTCTGCATTTCAGAACACGGAGCCGTAAGGACAACCCCGAGGGCAGAAGCATACTCCGTACCGCATACAGAGCCTATTATTTCAAAAAGCGCCTTGAGGAAATCGAGGGATACGGCATGGAAAGAGACCTCGCAGGCTTTCCTGTGCTTTATGCGCCGCAGGATTTACCGATATGGGACGATGACCCCGAAATGTTAGCAACCCTCACAAGAGCAGAGAGCATCGTTTCAAGCATTCGGAGAGATGCGAGAGAAGGACTCGTGCTCCCCGGCGGTGAGAACGGATGGAAATTAGAGCTTATTTCAAGCGGCAGCAGGAGACAGTTTGATACAAATCAGATTATTGACCGCTACGACAAACGAATCGCCACAAGTGTGCTCGCAGACTTCGTAATGCTGGGACAGCAGCAGGTCGGGAGCTTTGCACTTGCAGACAACAAAACAAAGATATTCGCAATGGCCATCGGAACTTATCTGGACGTGATATGCGAGACCTTCAACATCCAGGGAATCCCCCGATTGATTGACGTTAACGGAGAGCATTTTAAAGGGATCACGGACTACCCGAAGATGGTGCACGGAGATATCGAGGACAAGGACATAGCTCAATTCTCGAGCTACATCACGGAAATGGTAGGAGCAGGAATCCTCGTGCCGGATGAAGCACTCGAAGACGAAGTAAGAAGAGTCGGTGGACTTCCCGAGGCCGTAAAGACAAAAACACCATCAAATGTTCAGCCGGAAGAAAAAGGACCGGCACAGCCGAACGAACAGACAACCGAACAAACAGCCCCTGCTGAACCCACAGAAGCCACACAGGGCGCTCAGAACGGAAAACAGGAACAAACACCCACGGAAAACATAAACAAGCCACAGAGCGCAAATAAAAGCCTCAAAAAATGGCGCAAGAGGTAGGAGGGAGTAAGAGACCATGAGCTACACATTCAGCAAAAAGCCGGTCAGAGTCGTAAAAGGCGCAAACGAATGGCGAATACTGCGGAAACTTCGTGCTTTTTTGGACGCAAAAGAGCCTGCTCTGGTCTATTTCCTTGTGCAGAATTGGCAAAGCCAGGAACAATCCCTCACATACAAGGAAATCAGAGAAGCAATCCTAGCCGGAGTGGTTACCGAAAAGACGTTCGAGCAATGGTACGAAGACTATGCGGTGTTTGTGGCAAACCACCTTCAACCTGCCTGGGAAGAAGCCATGGAAGCGGCAGCAGCAGAACTCGAAAGGAGATATCCGGGTTTCAGATTTGAACGATATTCAGACGGAGTCAAGCAATGGGCTAAGACCAGATCCGCAGAGTTTGTGACCGCAGTAACGGACACGCAGATAGAAGGACTAAGAGCGGTCATAGGAAGAGCGGCAATAATGGAAGATATGAGCGTAGACCAGCTCTCGAGAGCGATAAGACCCATGGTCGGACTTACGCATCCGCAGGCAACCGCCAATCTGAAGTATTACGAGACGCTTATACGAAACGGAACGTCCGAAGAGAAAGCCCTGGACCTTTCCATACGCTACGGAGCCAGACAGCACCGATACAGAGGGTATAACATCGCACGGACAGAGTTGGCCTTTGCATACAATCAGGGCAGCTACGAGGGCGTAAAGCAGGCACAGGAAGCCGGATACATGGGCGAGGTAGTGAAAGTATGGAGCACAGCCGATGACGAAAGAACCTGTCCCTGGTGCGGATCATTAGAAGGAAAGACCATCGCCCTTGATGAAGAATTCAACATCCAAACCAGACTGTCCTCGTCAGACACCCCCACCATCAAAATGGTGCCCCCAGCACATCCGAGTTGCAGATGCGCAGTCATGTACAAGGAGATAGCACCCCCGATACAGACCATCAATAACACAACGACGTTTATAGAGCAATAAAAGGAGGGAAGAAGCAATGACCTTTGAAGAAGTAATAAAAGGCAATACACAGAATGAATTCAAAATCTTCAAAACAGACGACGACCATCACCTAGTATTCGGCTGGGCATCGGTTGTCGTAACCGTAAACGGAGAAGAACTCGAAGACCGCCAGCACGATATGATAGAGCCGGAAGACCTCGAGGAAGCAGCATACGAATACGTTTTGAATTTCCGAGACACAGGAGAAGAGCACATCCAGACCATGAGGAAGAAAGGAAAGCTCGTAGAGTCCTGTGTGTTCACAAAAGAGAAGCAGAAAGCTATGGGAATCCCGGAAGGAATCCTGCCCGTAGCCTGGTGGATAGGATTTAAAATCGACGACGAAGAAGCATGGCAGAGGGTAAAGAACGGAACATACAGGATGTTCTCTATCGAGGGCAAGGCAAACCGTGTGCCGGTCGAGAAAAGCACACCGACAGGATGCGGAGTGCTCGTAATCCGTGAAGGGAAAGTGCTCACAGGCACGAGAATGGATGAGAAGACAAAGGGACAGATATGCGGACCCGGAGGGCATATCGAAGCAGGAGAAACACCCGAGGAAGCAGCAAAAAGAGAGACTCGTGAGGAATTCGGAATCCTCTGCAACGAGCTAAAGCCCATCGGAACCACGCAAGACGGATCCTCTGCAATCTTCATCTGCACAGACTATGCCGGAGAACCCAGCACAGACGAAGAGGAAATGACAGACCTCAAATGGAGAAGCGCAGAAGAACTGAACGAAGCGGACCTGTTCGCACCATTTGAAGAATCCCTCGAGATGATTCAGTCGAAAAAATCCGTAGCAAAGAGCTTTGATGAGATTCTGGAAGAAACGACCATCGAAAAGTTTAATCCCTTCCACGATGCAGCCGGAAAATTCTCGAACAAGAATGCGTTTAGAAGCTACTCAGCAAACCCAAAAACCAAAGCCGGAGCTATGGCTATTAACAGATCAAATGACGCAGGCCACGGCAGAACTATGAACGTGCATGCCGAATCCAAAGGAGAGAGCATCTCTCAGAACGCCAATTGGCTAAAGACAGGAAAGGCTCCGAAAGTACCTGCTGCCGTAAGCAGAGCCAGATATCAGCAGAGAAAGCAGAAATTACAACAGCAGGCACAGCAGAGCCAGCAAGGGCAGACTAATACACAGCCCAAGGCACAAACAGCCCCGAAAACGCAGACGGACACATCCACGATATCCAATGCTTCCGGGCAGACATTAGCAGAGCAGACAGCAAACGTGACGCTGCACTCAGGGACCAAACTAGCGTTACAGGCGAGAGATGGAAAAGGTCAACCAACTACGACAAGAAAGCTGGCAGATGACCATGAGCAGCAAAGAGTAGCAGGAAAAGATATATCCAAAACTGTAGATTTGAGCCACACAAGAGGTGATGCCATCGATGCGATAGCAAAAGCACAAGGATGGGATAAAGCACCGACTGTCACAAATGATAGAGATTTATTCGATAAAGCATGCGTACAGTCAGGAAGAGTCATGATGCGATCAGTCCAGGATAACTATAGAACAGGGGAATCCGCTGATTCTGTCGCAACAAAAACCATGACAGATGGAACAGCCAAACTAGGTGGAACTGGTGGCACTTACTTTGGCAGCGGATTGTATGTGGTCGACACAGACATAAGCAAGACAATAGGGAAAGCGCAGAGCAGACAAGTGATACAAGGACAGAAAGAATCATACTTCTACGGAAACAGACAGATGATGGCCACGGTTCATCCGAGCGCAAAAATAGCAACTTCAAAACAAGTGCGTAAACTACGTGATGAATTTTTTGATCTTTCATCCAAAGACCATGCAAGATTTAAAGGAGACTTAAATGCTTATATAGCATCAAAGGGATATGACGGAGCAAAGCATCACGACAACACACCAGATGCTTATACAACGATGTTTAATAAGAGTGCAATGATTTTCTACGGTGGAGTGGCCGATGAATAATAAAATATCCAATTTTCTGTCAAAAAACGCTTGACTTTTTCCATTTTTGTGGGATATTCAAGTAAACAGAAACAAGACAGAATTATAGCAGAAAGGAGAAAACGCTATGAAGATACCAGAATTCTTATATCAACCAAAGAACGCAGAAGAAAAAAAGATCATGGAAAAACGGATTCTATCCAAAAGAGAAGCATTAAAAACAGCCCCGACCTACGAGACTAAGGAGGAGGCAACAAAAAAAGCGGTAGATCAGGAAAGAGAAGAGGACAAAAGAGGAATAAATTATACTAGCCCGACCGTGTGGAAAGAGCCGGAAGACCTTGGAACCAAATATGCAGTAGTTGAATATGCACAACGAGCAAATGCAGCGATAGGTGGATACACAGAAGAAGTAAACCATCGTACGATATTCGATATCGCACACGGCAGGAACATAGACGAGATCGAGGAAGTCTAGGGAATCCGCAGAAAATTGTGCCGAGGTCTTGAATTTTTTTCAATTATCTGACATTATAGCATTATAGGAAAAACCACGAAAAGGAGAGGCGTAACCGT